AATCGCCCGTGCCTTCAGGCTTAGGCTTAGGTGCCTCAACGCCACGTTTAATGGCCTCAAGGTCAAGGCTGAATGTCTTCGCGGCGTCCGCGAGGCTGTAGACTTCATCGAGCTTGCAGAACAGCAAGCGCGTCGTCCAAAGCCCGCTCTCTCGCTTCTTGGTGTTGGTGCCGACTGGCAACCGTGCGTAGCGCACTGGATTGTTGCCGCTGCCGTCCGCCTTGACATGCCCACTCGCGCCCATCGCGCGCAGCAGCGCGTCTATCAAGGGCGCATTGCGAGTGTCGGCATCAGCCGGATCAAGCAGAACGCCGACTTGGTAATTGTTCTTCGATGTTTCGAGCGCGTAAGAATAGCTGCCTACCAGATTGTTTAAACCGGCAGGGCTAACATCATCGGCGAGCAGAACGGCCAAGCGCCCAAAGCACTCTTTTGACCGGCGCTTGTCGCCGCCGCGAGAGTGCATGACGCCGACAGAATAATAATTGTTATCCTCGCCGCGCTTGTTGATGACGACCTTTTGCGTCTCCGACCCTGCCCATGAACTGCCCAGCCACACACTCGGCGGAGCCTCGCCGGGATCACTGGCGAAGGATGCGGTCCAGCCATAATCGTCGCGCAGCCTGCCGTAGACGGCAGACAGGAACTCGGAATTTCTCATAATCGCCCCTGATTAACTGCCGAAAAGCTCTGCCAGGCTGATCTCTATTTTTCGCTTCTTGGCGTAGGCAATCAGGAACTTCCAATAATTCTGGGGAATCTTACCGGCTGTACCGTCTTCAATGAGCCAACGGCTGACTGTGCTGGGCGATAGGCTTAGGATTCGGGCTGTGGGCGTTACGCCGCCGAAGCGGCGGATGACAGAATAGGCCGGTTCACATCGGCCTTTTATATGTCCCATTTCAAACCCTTTTGTGGATGACGCACCTAATAAACACAAAAGCAAACTGTGTGCAAGGCTCATATTGCATAAAAATCATCTTGCGCCGCTTGCAAATAGCATGTAGTGGTCTTGCACACAAGGAGGAACCGCTATGCAATCCAATTCCGACGCACAACTTGAACACCTAGCCGAACGCTGGCTGGAAGCGAAAGACGCCGAACGCGAAGCCAATGCCGCTCGCATCAAGATCGAAGAAGAAATCCTGACGCTCGCCCCCGCCAAAGAAGAAGGCTCTGATAGCAGGTTGTTGTCCAACGGCCTGAAGCTCAAGACAACCGGCAAGCTCATCTACAAGGCTGATCTGGAGAAGCTGATCCAACTCACGACAGCATGGCCCGCCGACTACAAGCCGGTCAAGACGGAAGTCAAAGCTGACGATACCGTCCTCAAAGCAATCCGCGCCCAGCGCCCAGACCTGTGGCGAGAGATCGCCGACGCCATTACGACCAAGCCCGCGAAAACCGCAGTCACTGTGGAGACAGAATAATGGCCTACGATCTGAAAAGCATACGCAAAAATCAATCGCTCTCTGCGCCGCGCGTCATGGCGTATGGGGTCGAAGGAATCGGCAAGTCCACATTTGGTGCCGGTGCGCCAAGCCCCATCTATATCTTGACCGAGGACGGGCTAGGCTCGCTCAAGGTCGATCACTTCCCGCTCGCAACATCCTATCAAGATGTGATGGACGCCATCGCCACGCTCTATAATGAGAAGCACAACTTTGAAACAGTGGTGATCGACAGCTTGGATTGGCTCGAAGCCATCATCCAGCGCGAGATCGAAAAGAAATACGACGCGAAAGACCTAGCCTATGGCAAGGGGGCATTGATCGCCGCCGAGCGCTGGCGGGAAATCCTTGACGGCCTGAACGCCTTGCGTAACGACAAGGGCATGGTCGTCATCTTGCTCGCGCACACAACGATTAAACGCTTCGACAGTCCTGAAGTCGAACCCTATGACCGCTACCAGCCCAAGCTGCAAGAGCGCAGCAACGCCGTCGTGCGCGAGTGGTGCGATGCTTTGCTATTTGCGAACTACAAGACCATCGTCAAGAAAGACGACGTTGGCTTTAACCAAACCAACAATCGCGGCATCTCGACGGGCGAGCGGTTGTTGTTTACGAGCGAGCGCCCCGCTTACATGGCGAAGAATCGCTATAACATGCCTGAGAGCATCCCGTTGTCGTGGGACGCATTCGCACAAGCCATCAGCCAAGGAGAAGACTAATGCCCTATTTTGATTTTGATGTATCGAGCTACGAAGCGCCGAAACGCAACAGCTTCGAGCCACTGCCGCCAGGCGATTACAAGGCCATAATCACCGACACTCAGATGAAGGTGACAAAGGCTGGCACCGGAGAATACCTGGAACTCACCATGCAGATCATCGACGGCGCTCATTCTGGCCGTCGCATCTGGGAGCGCCTGAACGTCAAGAACGCCAGCAAGGTGGCCGAGGAGATTGCTCGCTCGCAACTCAACGGCATCAAGGCGGCTTGCAACATCGAGAAGCTGGAAAGCAGCGAGCAGTTGCATGACATTCCGCTCGTCCTCTCGCTCGACATTGACCGCCGCGACCCGACCCGCAACAAAGTCATGGGCTATACGTCTGGGTCTCAGTCTTCGCGTCCCAGTGCCACGCCCAGCAAGAAGCCCTGGGAGCGCAAATAATGCCCCCCCTGCCCGACTCCATGCACACCACGGCCCGCAAGATATACGAGTGGTACGAAGCAAAGAAAGAAGGCCACCGCGAGCATCTTGGTGCGTCATTGATTGGGCATGCCTGTGACCGTTACCTCTGGCTTACGTTCCGCTGGGCGGCGTCCCCCGAATTTGGGGGGCGTCTCCTGCGGCTCTTTGATACCGGCAAGCGCGAGGAGGCGCGGATACATGAAGAACTTCGCGGCATCGGTGTTGAACTCCACACTGAAGAAGGCGGCTCGCAGATCACTTGCCGTGATGATACCGGCCACTTTGGCGGGAGCATTGACGGCATTGGTCTGGGCTTTCCTGAAGGCCCGAAAACGTGGGCGGTCTTAGAGATCAAGACGTTCAACGCCTCTAACTTTGCCAAGCTCAAGGCTGGTGGCGTCGAGGCGGAGAAGCCCCAGCATTACGCACAGATGCAAGCCTACATGGGTCTGCTGAAGCTAGACCGCACGATGTACATCGCGGTGAATAAAGACACGGATGATCTGCATACTGAATGGGTGCATTTCTCCAAGACGACGTTCCGCGACCTGACTGACCGCGCGGAGCGCACGGTTAAACGCACCACGCCCGCAGACCGGATCAGCAGTGACCCGTCCAACTGGCAGTGCAAGATGTGCAACATGTACAAGCTGTGCCACCAAGGCCAGCAGCCTGAACGCAATTGCAGGACATGCTGCCATGCTACGCCGGTTGCTGACGGCAAGTGGAATTGCGAACTGCACGGCAAGGGTCTGACGGCGGCAGAGCAGCGCGTTGGGTGCGATGGGCATTTGCTCATCCCCGCGCTCATGCCAGGGGCCGAGGCTATCGACGGCGGCGTGAACAGCATCACCTATCGCGACACGGCTACCGGCAACACGTTTACAGACGGGCCGACGCTGAAGGTCAGGCGAAGGACCGGCATCACAAAGAAAGAAGCGAAGAGTGCTGAGAAATTCAACGCGCCCTTCGTTGATCCGTTCAATGACGATATTCCGTTTTGAGGCGGGGCACGGCGCGGTTTGGCATGGCCAGGCAGGGCCTGGCTGGGCCCGGCGCGGTTTGGCAAGGCTAGGCACGGCAAGGCCAGGCTGGGCGTGGCGAGGCTTGGCGAGGCGAGGCATGGCGAGGCATGGCGAGGCGTGGTTTCTTTTAACGTGGCTTTAACAAGGAGAAGGAAAGACAATGAGTAAGGTAGTTAACTTAAAGCAAGACCAAATTACTAACGGCGCAGAAGAAACGCTGTCATACGAAATGCCGTATATTGTAACAGTCGGGATTGAAGGCGTCTGTCCGCTGATCTTTCATCGCTGGAATTGCGAGGCTGTAGAAGCAAAGTCCAAAGCTGCGAAAGGCTCGAAGGCTAAGAAAAGCGACGACATTGAGTCATATCTGTACCGGAATGACGGCAACCAAGTTTGCCTCCCTGGCGAATATATGCGCCAGTCCATCATCCACGCCGCGAAGTTCAAGCAAGACCCGCGCTCGCCGCGCAAGTCGGCTATGGATTTGTTCAAGGCGGCGCTTGTGTGCCTTACGGAGCTTGCCCCAGTCGGAGACAATTACGATTTCATCGACCAGCGGCGGGTGACTGTGCAACGCAATGGCATCACTCGCCTTCGCCCAGCCATGAAGACTGGCTGGAAGGCTGAGATCGATATTATGGTTAACATCCCAGAATATGTTTCACCGACGCTATTGCATCAGGTGCTTGGCGATGCGGGGCGGCTGGTTGGCGTGGGTGATTTCCGCCCGACCTATGGCCGCTTTGCTATTAATAAGTGGAACATCCAAGAACAGTGAAATCCGGCGCGGCTGGGCGGGGCCGGGTCCGGCAGGGTTTGGCGAGGCTAGGCTAGGCAAGGTGTGGGCCTTATTGCAAGGAATAGGGCGGCTAAGAACCGCCTTATGACGTGCAATTAGGCGGGGCGGGGCTTGGCCTGGCGTGGCTGGGTTGGGTCCGGCGCGGCTTGGCGGGGCGCGGCTGGGCACGGCAAGGCAAGGTATGGGCCTTATTGCAAGGAATAGGGCGGTTAAGAACCGCCTTATGACGTGCAATCGGGCGTGGCCTGGCACGGCATGGCCTGGCATGGCGAGGCTGGGCAAGGCAAGGCATGGGCCTTATTGCAAGGAATAGGGCGGCTAAGAACCGCCTTATGACGTGCAATCGGGCATGGCGGGGCAGGGTCAGGCGGGGCATGGCCGGGTCCGGCGCGGACGGGCATGGCGGGGCAAGGTATGGGCCTTATTGCGAGGAATAGGGCGGCTAAGAACCGCCTTATGACATGCAATCGGGCAGGGCAAGGCGCGGCTCGGCGGGGCGTGGCATGGCCGGGTTGGGTCTGGCGCGGCTAGGCTCGGTTTGGCCGGGCAGGGTATGGCGTGGTTAACAATTTACTTGGAGGCTTCTTCAATGATTATCCTTGGCATAGACCCCGGCTTGTCGGGCGCGTTGGCGTTCCTCGATACCAAGACTGGCGAGATCGCCATCGAGGAC